TATATCAATAATACTTCTAAAGATAGTAGTATCAACTACTGACATTGTATCTTCTGAGATATTAACTTCTACTAACTTCAAATCTCCTTCATTATCTCCTGTTCCTTCAGTTCCAGTTCTCCCTGCTACTTCATATCTAAACATCATTATTTTCCCTGTTAATTTATTCATAGCTGAACATGCAGTACCAAACCATGGATAACTTAATAAATATCCTGTCCCAGCATAATATTTTACATCAATTCTATCATGAAGAGTCATTGTAAACCTTATTATCTTCGATATATAGGTGACATCAGAAGTTGTCCCGTTTATATGAAGGCAAAAAACATATCCATCTTTAACATTAAGAATATTACGATTGTATGGAGCTAACCCAGAATTTCCAGTATTTAATATAAATCCAGGATTTCTTCTTCTAAGATACCCTGACGTAGTATAATAAATTCTATCAAAATATATTTCATCTTCATAGAAACGTACTATATTTTGAAACTGTGGAGTTCCAGCTCCAAAGCTCTTCCAAGTAACTTCATTAAGTATGTTAAAGTCTAAATCTCCTTCCTCATGATTAGCAAAAGCATTGCATAAAGGTACACCACCACAGCTTCTAACATATGACCAGTATAGTCTTGAATTATCCTTGTCTACATCCAAAGAACGGATTGGCTCCATAGCATCTAAAGTATTAAAATTGTGTACTTCTATCAATGAATGATCAGAGTTTTTTATCTTAATTATCTGACCAGATAATTTATCAGTTGACCAAAACGTATAATAGTCATCAGTACAACCGTCAGTTATATTTGCAGATATATCAATAATACTTCTAAAGATAGTAGTATCAACTACTGACATTGTATCTTCTGAGATATTAACTTCTACTAACTTCAAATCTCCTTCATTATCTCCTGATCCTTCAAATAGATACCAAAGTATATTACCATTTTTAGACATACAACAGCCGCCCCTTTGTGTACCATTATAGTGTCTACTTGGATAATCTCTTGCATATCCAAGTATCCAATCCCCACTGTTCACACCTAAATATTCAACTAATGGACACCCATCTTGGGAAGTATCTATTTTTACTGTGGCTTTAAGAGTTACATCATAAAGATAAATATAAGGTTTTCCAGGCTGATCTTTAGCAGCTATCCAACGACCTCCTGTATATGGTGCGTAAGCTGGAAGCCTACCTTTATGCCAATGACCACATGGGATGTGAAAAGTTGTATCTAAATTAAGTTCAACAGCTTCACAAAACTCCTGTACATCAGGCTGTGAAGACCATCTTGGATTATTTAGATATCCCCATTTATTAACTTGTTCAACAAAGTCCCAAGATCCTTGACCTTTATATGCTTTCCAATCAGCCATTATTCACCTAACCATCCAGCTCCTATACTAACTCCAGGACCACCAACGAATAACTGTCCATTTATATCACAGTTGCATAGACATATAATTATCTCATCTGGGATATACTCTTCCCAACAACCAGAGTCAGGATCAAGTGTTACCCACTCAGCTCCATTTGTTAGTAATAAAAAGTCATGGAATTCAGCTACAGTCCAAGTTGAGCCTTCAGCTGCAGTATATACTAATGTAAAAGCTGCACCATCAAAAGTGTAGATCTTCGTAGGTGTACAAACCAAAGTCCAACTAGTAAGTTGAAATATCTGAGGGAAGGGAAAAGTGCAAGCATCAATAGTTGAAACATCAAGGAATTCAAGTTCTTCAAGGCTATGTAGTTCACCAGCTTTCTGAATCACACCTTGAGCTTCTATCAAAGCTCCTTTGTTCTTAGGATTATGATCTGACTTTCTAAGCCCTACCTTAAGCCCTTCCTCAAACATTATAGTATATTCTCTCATAAGTCCCTCAAGAGTTCATCGACTTTTTTGATGTCCCTTCGTTCAAGCTTTAAAGGATTTTTCATCAAAGGGATTATTTCATTAGCTTTCTTTGCAGCTTTGTCAAGGATATCTTCGTATGAATCTCCAGGATTTTCACTCTCAACCTTCTCAATCACACGTTCTAATAATTCCTTCTTACCTTTCAAGTTTTTGTTCTTATCATAGAATTTAGTAGTTAAATCTTTAACATACTCAGCTTGTTTAGATAAATGAATTACTACAAAAGGTAGAATCTTAAGAGATTCCTCAACAGAAAGTTTTACTAACTTTTCTAGGAAACTACAGAAGTCTTCATAAGAAAGATTCTTAGCATTTTTATATTCACGCTTTGTTACCACACTCTCAATATCCATGTTAGGCTCCAAACTTGTTTCTACGTGATGTTAGAAAAGAACCATCAGCTGCCGAATGATGAGGGCCTTGGTTCTTCTTTTTTGGTTTTGGTACTGGAGTAGTTGGGGCCTTAGGTTTAGGTTCCAAAGCGTCCATGATATTTTTATAAGCTTTACTACGTTTTTTGATTTTCTTGGTTGCCCAAGGTAATAGTCCACCAGCCATTTTAGTGCCTCCTATAAGAACTTATTTCTTAGTTTTGCTAAAAAGCTGCCATCTTCAGCAGAGTGATGCTTGTTTGCCATGATAGCACGATGCTGTGCTAATGCCTTTTTCTTTGTCTTGAACTTACTTATTATCTGTCCTTTCTTCTTTCCATGGCAGTGTACTGTAGCATAACCATTAGTTTTTTTAATAGTCATTTAGCCTCCAGTGTGTCCAAAAATTGGACAAACTAACCTTCCATTTGATCTGCTTCAGCAATGAGTTCTTCAACAAGATCCATGCCAAGTTGTTTCATTTCTACAGCGATTGAGTTTTCCCAGTCTTTGACACCTTGAGTGCTTCTATTTATCACCTCGACTTGACGCATAGTAGCCATGTAGAGAAGAAGTGGATGCTCATCAGACCAATAGTTTGAATCGGTGTCCTCAGTCATCTGAGAAGAATAGAATAAGCCATGTAGTATAAGGGTAATATCTTTATCTGTAGGAACGTTAATAAGTAAGGCATTATACTCATTCCCTCCAACCTCTACATAACCCATGAATTCTTCAAAGCTGCTTAATGTAACAGCTGGAAGTCCCATTCTTGTTACACAAGGTGAATAATATGAAGGAATACCATCATTCATCTCAGCTGGAAGCGTTGTTAAGTAACCTTCCATTAGATCTTGGAGATCTTTTTTAACTAGCTGCCAACGGCCCTCAGATACACTAGCAGCCCAGACTTCCTTTAACGCTCTACAGTAAGGAAAAGTTACATAGATATCCCCAGTAGTCATACGGCAGAACTTTGTTGCCCAAGACTTCTGTGTCTCATCAAGGCGATCTAGGAATCTCTGTCCTGCAGAAATGAAGTTATCTATCCCTGCATTTGAATAATCTTCATTTACAAGATCAAAGCGACCAGATAGATCTCTAAACATTTTTCTGAAGTCTCTTAAGTTCATTCTTTGTCCTTTTTTACTGCTCAATATGTAAGTTGTTTATATCTTCTTTAAATGGAAAAGTTTTAAAACCAAAAGTTATTTTGTCTCTACAATATTCAGGTTCATCAGACCAAGCTATGTCACTATATAGTCTTACATCATCTACTGTATTAACAGCTCTTACACCAAATAGGTAATAATGTATAGTGTCAGGAACTATAAAGGTTACTTGGTTTTCCGTTACAGTCATAAATACTGTAGGCTTGTTTTTAGGATTAACTTTTTGTGCGTCTACAAGAAATACTTCATATTCTAAAGTACCTTCTGTAATTGTAGTAGCATCCCATGCAACTGTTGGATTATCTAAATCATGCCAAGTTATAGCTGCATAAACTATTATTGGAATAGTTAGTAAGATAAATAAAGCTATAATAAATCTTTTCATAAATCACCTTTTTAAACTGGAGGGAGAGCCACATCCGTCTCCCTCCAGTAGTGGTCTAGGAGGAGGTTAGCTTACAAGCCGTTATCTAGACCTACTCCGTTTAAGACAGCACATTTCTGTGGCAGTCCAAATTCAAGTCCACATTCAGTGAGGAACTCCTCGTTAGTTCCATCCAGACGACGATTACCATAGCCCTCAGGATGAGTTTTAGCTGTAGATTCACCATAGAAAGCTGTATCATCTACATAACGATAAGTCATTTCCTTAGGTTCAAGAAGCACAGCCATGTTACGAGTAGTTGCATCATAACTGAACAGTGGATGAGTTTTCATATAAATAGAGCCAAAAGGAGTTACCCAACGAGTAATCTCCATGCCAAAGACTTTCTGCGCAGGCTGTAGATTAATCTGCCCATGGACCTGTGCAAGAGCATCGATTCCGAGTAGGAAGCCAGAACCACAGAGACAGAGTTTCTCGTTAGCTCCATAGCGAAAGATTTGCTCAAGCATAGCCTTCAGCCAGACAATTCCACCAGCTATATTTGTCCAGGCAATGCCTGCATAAGCTGGATTAAGTGTATAATCATCACAATTAGCCGCAGCAAACTGACGGATGAAGTTAATCGCACCCATAGTAGTTCGCTCAGGCTTCCCATTGTCTCCGATGTTCTCAGTCCTGATACCCCAGAGGAACGCAAGTTCCATTTCCCACGAGTGCATTTCTAGAGCTTCAGACTTCATCTTCTGATACTGATCTCCAGTTCGAAGACGAGTTTTACGGGCAGTTCGAGTAATGCTAAGCGGAGTACGGAAGATCTGGGTATAGTTATACACCTTCTCCGGATTAAGTGCAATAGCATCAGGCATCTCGCCACCCTCAGGATTGATATTACCGATGATCTTGAAGGTGTCACAGTCTGTAAGATCATTGGCAGGTGCATTGTCATCAGCTTCAAGTAAACGCACAGAGAGAACCGAGTTAACGGCACCTCTAGTGACATCAACGATCTTTCCAACAACATCGACTCGATAATCAGATGCATCACGAAGAAGTATCTGATGTCCAGCACGACAGCGGTTAGCGAGAAGCGTAGTGATTTGGACATAGACTATATCCCCGGCTACTCCACCACCAGCGTAAGCAACACTAAGATCACCGATATTGTAGACACCAGCTACGTCACCACCGACAGCTGTCTGTTCCTGAGTCCACCAATGATACTGTGGATCATCCACAGATTCATTTCCGATTATGGAAAGAATAGCAGTCAAAGGAGCCATTCCATTAGGGTAAAGATACATTATTTGTTGTCTCCAGTTCATGGGTCTTTGACCTGCAACCCAGTCACTGTTTCCTCTCATTCCAAGAAACATAATTAATACCTCCGTTTATGTTTAAGTTCGCACGAAATTCGGACAAACTTTAGTTTAAATTGCTGTTGTCGGAGCTACAGTAGTAGCAGCTACAGTTGTTGGTGCTGCAGTTGTTGGCGCAGCAGTAGTACTAACAGGCTCAGTAGTCTGAGACCTTGTTGTAGGTACAGCAGTAGTAGGTGCTTCGGTAGTACCTGGAGGAAATGTAGTATCAGCCTGAGGCCATCCACCGGAGCACCAAGACCACCACAAAAGCCCATCACTGTAAAACATACACCTGTCACATTTGCCATCGAGGACTATGTCATTTGCCCAGCATTCAGAATCGTCCCTGTCTTGAATTGTAATAGTGTTGACAGGGTCAGCATTTCGACAGACAATTCCGTAGAATCTGCCTTTACATTCAGCTACACGGGGTAGCGTTATCGTAATAGGCCCACTGACCGGATCTGCACTAGGTCTAACAGTATAGTCGTAGTTAGCCATTTCGTAGTCAGCGTTAGGATTGACATACTTATCGACTATCTCCCTATAATGTTGTTCATTGTTTTGCTCAAGTCCCATAGTATTATTTACCTCCCATGAATTTATTCATCTCGTCAATCTGAGATTGAACGGGATCTAGTTTAGGTTTATCTTTTTCCTTCCCAGGCTTCGCTTTCTTCTTTGGAAGCTTAGGAGGATTACCTCTGTCGACAGTCTTTTTTTGTATTTCTGGTAGTTTAAATTTAGAACGAACTGCCAGTGCTACATCACTGATTATCTCATCAAAGTCTTTATCAGGATTTTCTGATGTCTGCTTCTTGAATTCCTCACCTACATCTTTACGATAAGGGGTAAGGTCTTCATTGTCTTCGTAAAATTTATCAGCTGCTTTCTGTAAATTAACCACAGCTGAGATTAAGTTAGGGAACTTCTTCATTACATCTCCACTCAGCATCCCTCGAGATTCAGTGACTCCTTTTTGGTAGACAGTGTTTAGAAGTTTGTTGACTTTGTCCTTGTCTTCGGTTAAGTCTTCCAAATCCAGATCTCCGACAAAATCTTGGTCTTCAAATGTTATAGGTGGATCAGTTGAAGGTGACTGAGTTTTAGGTGCTTTGTCTTTCTTAGCAAGCTCAGCTCTGAGATCTTCAATAGTTTTGTCCCTGTCATCTGGAGCTTTAGTTGTCGGTGGATCTGTTTTTAGCTCCTCAGGAGGATCAGTAGATGGAGGATCAGTTTTTAGATCTTCTTCAACTGGTGGATCTGTTATTAGATCATCAGCTGGAGGATCAGTTGAAGGTGGGTCTGTTTTATCATCCAACTTATCAGAAAAACTAAAATTTTTGTTCATCTCATCTATATCCTTCTGGATATGTTTTAAGTGTTCGTTCATTAGCTAACCTCCGATTCTTTGTTTTCTTTATCCTCTTCAAGGATACTTAAGAAGACATCCAAGATGCTGAGAAAATAGTCTACTGCTCTCTGTCTACCATTTAAGTCCCCCATGTGGAGAAGGACTGAAGCAGTTGAAGGATTTTCTTTAGCAGCATCGTCTACGATACTAAGCATTTCAATGTTGAAGCCTTTTTTCCAGCTTCTAAGTTCCTTAACGATGTCGTTCCAGAGAATTGATTTCTTGAATTCAAGGATTGATTCTCTAGAAGCATTTACTTTTACTTGTTTCATTTAAGCTCCTATTGGTACTAAGTTTCCTTTCTGTGCTTCGTTTGCTACTGTCTCATCAGGCATTACAGTTGGCTGAATTTGACCTACGTTGCGCTTGAATTCTTCAATGTTTTTAGCTCCAAGTTGATAAGCTATGAAAGTGAATATTTTAGTTATGTCAAACTGCTGCATAAGTTCTGGGGATGTGCCTATTATTTTAAACATCTGAATCCAAGCATCTGAGAAGTTACCTCCAGGGATTGAACCGTCTCGGACGATTAAGTCATAGTTAACTGCAAGGTCATAAGGTGTTACTTTCTTTGTTTTTGCGTTAGTTCCAAAGACAGATCCTAGATGTTCAGCATAACGACCTACTATGCGGACAAAAGAATCTTGACTCTGATATTGCTGAGTATGTACAGCAAACATAGTTCCGATATCTTGGAAAGCTTGAACTCCAATGAGCATGGCAATTCGCTGGAGCCGTGAAATAGCAGAGCCACGTGTACCTTGGAATTCGGAGCTAGTTAATCGCTCAGGACCAGACATACGTATTGCACCTTGCATAGATTGATCTGCACCACTTATCCTATCCATCCATTGAGTTATGTAAGCAGAGTCGGATATGTTAGCTCGAGTTATGTCTTGGACTACAAGCTGTTGGACTACTTTATCAACTCCACGTCCCCATGCAGGACGACGTAGACGGATTAGTTTTCCAGGTTGTGGGTCTTTTAAGTCATTAATATTGACGAGGTAGGGGTCAACAACTAACATATCATTGATTGCTTTTCTAACATTTGAGATATGAGAGTTGAATAGAAAATCAAGTGTATGTTGTAGACCGTAAAGAACCTCCATACGACCTATTGGAGTTATTGAGTAGCCGTCGAATTCTGGAGAAGCTACAGTTATAGGATACATTCCGTGGTTGTGGTCTGCTCTTTCACATGCTATGATTACATCGTCTGAAGCGAGTTCAAAGTACCAAATTTCAGGGTATTCGTTGTTAGACAGTTTCCAGTCTTTTGGAATAAGATTTACATACATCTTTATTACATCTGCTGGATTTACAGTCTGAGTCATTGACCTGTTTAGTTCTACAGAACCACCGTGTCGTTTCTGACGATCGCTTTGATCAAGAGCAAGAGTTGAACGTTTGTCTTTTCTGTGTTTTAAGTATTTTACGTTAAAGAGTCCAGAGTCAGGCTGGCTTTCTTCACTTAGTAAGTTCATGTAGTTATCACGGTCTACCCAGCCATTGAATTCTCCAGATTGGATGTCGGAGCTGGCAGCAGATGGATCAGGGAGCCACATGTAAGGATCAATGTTGGATAAGTTATTTCCCTCAAATAATAGAGTATCTATCATCGTTACTTGACTGTCAGTTTTGGTTCCTAGAGGAGATTCTGTAGAGATAGATGAACGCACTGGTTTGCGTCCATAGAGACGTTTCCATCCAGGGATTACAACTCCAACCCCGTAGCAGAGACTATCACGTAGCATAGTGTGAATGTTTAGAGATACTTTGTTTTTAATGCAGTGTAGTCTTATTACAAGCTCAAGAAGCATTGCGCCTACTGTATCATCGTCTTCTATACCTTCATATTGGAAGATAGGATCTTGGAAGAAAGCCATTGTTAAGTAGGTTAGTAAAGCCTCAAGCATTGAATAAGTGTATGGAAAGACTATTGAAACAGGCTTATTTGCATCCTTTGCTTTTAAGTTTTCTTCTATGTCTTTTAGAGAGATATAAGTTGTGAGTTTTTTGTCTATCTCACGCCAGAAAGGGAAGCGTTTCTGTATCTCCATACGAGATTCATTAGCTCGTTGCCAGATTCGAGAACGTAGTTTGTTATGGAAATCTGAGCCAGGCTTTAGATCAAGACCGTAAGGATAGTCATAATCATGATTGACTTTTTCATAAATATCTTCTTTCCAAGAAGAAGGTTCTCCACGTACTATGTAAGGCATTTGTTAGCCTCCTGAGATGTAACTTTTTATTAATGTCATTAGTTTATCAGCGATTGCAAGACCTACTGTGCCTGCACCCAAGCCAGCTCCAGCGCCTACCCCGACATCTATTTTACGGTTCCTGCGAGGTAGTTTAGTGGTTTTCTCTAGTATATCATAATATTCTTCGAACTGTTTTTCGAACTTATTAACGTTCTCAGAGCAGTCAGTTTTTTGTGTAACTAGTACTTCATAAATGAAGTCTAGCTTTTTATTTACATCAGTTATTGATTTAAACTGTTCACGTGAAACTTCTATTTTTAATCCATTAGTCATTTTTAACTCCAGTCCGTCCAAAATTTGCACATACTTATGGAGCAGTTGTTGGTACAGCTGTTGTAGGTGCAACAGTTGTACAATACATAGCCAGCGGATCATAAACTTCAAAGCTACACCAACGTCCAGTTAAGCGTACTCCAGCATCAAGTGCCACACCTTGAATTAGCCATTCACCTTCTTGATCAAGATCCCCTATTGCAGGATCATAGTACATACATTCATCGTCTGTAGGACAAAGTGTAGCATCCCAACATCCAGTTGTTCCATCAGGCTTTTTATATCTAATTTGTAATGTAGCATAGCCTGATATGTCTATATTAGCATCAACTGTTAATCTCGGTGTGTCATTAACAAAGGTGTCCATAACATATCATTTCCCTAGTTATTGGTGAATAGCAAGTTATTTCATCTGTCATTGGAGAATAACAGGTCTTTATACATATTTCTATGGCTCCAGTAGTTGGAACTACTGTTGTCCCAAATAAAGTAGTTGGTGCCAAAGTCGTTGCTGCAATAGTTGTTGGTGCACTTGTTGTCGGTACTGATGTAGTTGGAGCAACTGACGTTGGCGCTAAACTTGTAGGTACTTGCGTAGTAGGAACCTGAGTTGTAGGTGCAGAGGTTGTTGGTGCAATAGTGGTAGGGATAGTAGTTGTTGGCTGTACTGTGGTTGGAGCGAGTGTAGTCGGTGCAACAGTTGTTGGTATTGCAGTAGTAGGAGGAGCAGTGGTAGGTACTATTGTAGTAGGAGCTTTAGTTGTAGGAGCCACTGTGGTTGGTTGAGCAGTAGTTGGTTGAGCAGTAGTTGGTGCCGCTGTAGTTGGTACAGATGTCGTAGGTACTTCTGTAGTCGGAGCTAGAGTAGTTGCAGCAGCTGTAGTCGGTGCCTGAGTTGTAGGGGCTAAGCTTGTAGGCACTATTGTTGTAGGGACTAGTGTAGTAGGTGCTAAAGTAGTTGGTACAGGAGTTGTCACAACCCCAGTTGTAGGAGCTAAAGATGTAGGAGTAGGAGTTGTAGCAGGAGCTAAGGTTGTAGGATAAAGAGTTGTATAACTTAGTGTTGTTGGCGCAGTTGTTGTAGCCGGAGCTAAAGTCGTTGCAGCTAAGGTTGTTGGCGCTAAGGTTGTAGGTATTACAGTCGTTGGAGGTACAGTTGTACAGCCTGTGATTTCCCAAGGTAATTTAGCAGTACCTCCATAAGTTGCTGACGCAAAGTAATCTACATAATCCCAGTCACTACGTAAGGTAAGAACACCAGCCCAGCCACCACCTGTTACATCAGAATCAGTAGCTTCAGAATCCCAAGCTCCAGGCTCTGAATCTCCTTCTGCCCATGTTTTAAGTTTTACAGAATCGCCAATAACTCGAAGACGCATCCAGTACCATGTGTCATCTGTTAAAACCATAGCATGTGAGTCTAAGGTTGTAGCTACACCATTTACGTATTTCTTCAGATACACCATATTTGTATCATCTTGAAAATATGCTATGTAGCCTTCCTCAGATGTATCATCTCCGCTGCCTCTCACAACAACTCCCATAATACCACCAAATATAGGATCAGCAGCCCATCTACATAATGCAAGAACTTCAATAGCTTCTGAGCCATCCAGATCATCCCATGAGAGTAGGTATCTATTAGCAACACTATGGTCTATATCGAGAAGAGCAGCACCATATAAAGAAGTTACAGATGGATCATTTACCTGAGCCGCTGCTGATGTAGTATGCCAACGCTCTGTCCAATCAGCTGGTTGAGCACCACCTGCATATTCACTAAAACAAGTTTCGTAGTAATCAGGCGCTGGTGTGGTTGGGACTAGTGTAGTTACAGCCAAAGTTGTTGGCACAGCAGTGGTTGGAGCTACAGTTGTCGGAGCACTAGTCGTAGGTGGAGCACTGGTTGGTGCTTTAGTCGTAGGAGCAATAGTTGTTGGGGCTAAGGTCGTTGCTGCTAATGTAGTCGGTGCTAGTGTTGTTGGAGCTAAAGTTGTTGGAGCGAGACTAGTAGGAGCTAATGTAGTCGGCGCTAAACTTGTTGGTGCACTGGTTGTAGGTGCACTTGTAGTTGGTGCTAGGGTTGTAGGAGCTGCTGTTGTTGGTTCCTCAGTAGTCGGAGCTAAAGTCGTGGGTGCCAAAGTCGTAGGTGCGACTGTGGTAGGTGCTGCTGTTGTAGGGGCCAGGGACGTTGGCGCTAAAGTTGTAGGTGCACTTGTTGTGGGAGCCAATGTTGTAGGCGCAAGACTTGTTGGCGCTAACGTAGTAGGAGCCAGTGTTGTAGGGGCTAGAGTGGTAGGTGCGAGGGTAGTTGGAGCTAAAGTAGTAGGCACCAATGTAGTTGGGGCAAGGGTAGTTGGTGCAATAGTTGTTGGTACAAGCGTGGTCGGAGCCTGTGTTGTCGGTGCGACTGTAGTAGGAGCGAGTGTCGTTGGAGCAAGCGTTGTAGGCGCCAAAGTAGTTGGAGCAGTTGTAGTAGAAGCTACAGTGGTAGGCGCTGATGTTGTTGGGGCAGCTGTAGTCGGTGCTAGAGTTGTAGGAGCACACGTTGTAGGTGCAACAGTGGTTGGAGCAGCAGTTGTGACCGCTGCCACATACTCAAACGCACCAATGTCAGGAGTTGAAGCGTCTCTTTCGGTCCCTATTATGTCTCGCCAGATGCCGTCTGAAGCAGCAAGAGGTGTGCCTGCTTGATAAATGTCTGCGTCTGTGTCTTTAACGGAAAAATCAGGTGGACTACCGTTATAGCTTGTAAAATTATTTGCCCAATCAGTCGCGCCATTATCCCAATCTATATTGCCTGTACCAGCTTTTGTTTCGTCAGACGCATTATAAGTGGCAGTAATTGTCCCATCCCAATCATCACCACCATTATTAAATATAGCATTATTAATTGCCGCTACAGCGTGGGTATGGCTCTGATCGACACCTGTGGCACCACAATCAGCAATAGTATTATATAGAACTCTTGAGCTTGAGGAATTATATCCTCTCAAATATATTCCATCGTTTCCCCAGTTATAAATAAGATTATTCCAGATTTTCGTGCTATAGTCGACAGAAATCCCTCTATATGTCCCAGATGGAGCAAGATCAGATGTTATAATATTATCATTGATGTGTATTTCGCCTTCAGTGTTGCTTGAACTTACAATCCCAGTAGCAGCGGCTGAAGTTTCTCCAGTTACATTTATTTGCAATCCCTCAATACGAACATATTGCTCTTCAACATTTATTGGATAATGGTTCCCAGATGATATGGTAAGTTCTATTCTATATTTACTGGAATCAAATGTGCCAGCATGTCTTTGGCTGTTAATGCTTTCAGCTCCACCAGTAGGAGTATAAACTTTTAGATAGTTATTTACTCCGGTTGTGCCTCCCCAATCAGGATTGAACGCACTGGTATTGGCATCCCCAGGACTTCCAACATGATCATAGTAACAGCAGGCAAAAGCCACTACATCAGCATTAGTTAAGTCAGTGTCGTTTATATAGTTTGCGCCGGTAAAATTAGCTTCAAAATCACTTAGGCTTGCCCAGTTGTGGAAGATTTTATCGACACTTACAGAGGTTTGATTTCCAGCATCGTCGCCATCGACATCTTTGACGACAAACTTATCATTGCCGTTTCCAATGTTGCCTTGGATAGTACCGTCAATGGTAGCAACATTATCAGCGGCAACCGGCTTTAACTCGTTAATTTCTTCATCGTTCTGGAAGGTGCCTGTAGTTTTCTCAAAATATATCCAACCCGCAGCATCCCCGCCGCCCCAAGTCCCGCCAGTCACCTCTACAAAACGAACTATGCCTGTAGCTTCTGAAGTATCGCCTTCGATTTTATCCCCTGGATCTATCTCAGCAGAACCAGAATCAAAGCCTATTCGGTTAGGAGCTATCCACGCAAAACCAGTTGTATCGTACTGGATACAAACTCCGGCTCCAATATTTCCCGTTTGAGCTACCGAAAGTGTAGCAACACCGCTACTGATAACGATGTTAGGAGAACCGTTTTTTAACTCATCAGTCCCGAATGGGGAAAGGCTATAGAATACAGGCTGTGGCATTTACTTAATCGCCCCGTTTAACTCTGGAATTTCAACATTATTTACTTCGTTTCTGTGGATATTTTCAGAACACTTATCTAAAATAGAAAGTGTCACTATCCCAAGGACATTTTTATCTGCAAGGTTGGCCTTGTCCTCTTTGCTCAAACTGGAAAAAGAGACCTTATATTTCGGATCTTCCTTCAACTCACACCATTTCCCGTCTGAGTTTTTCCAAGTCCATATTTCTTCCGGTTGTTCGTGCATCCACTTGTTGCCCTCAGGCAGCTTAAACGCTGGTTTCCTTTCCGGTTGAAGCTCTGAGAATTTAGCCTGCACCTGTGCGCCGGTCAGCCCTTTTACTTCATAGATATTTGACGCTGCGTATCCTGGGCCGCCAAGACCTATTCCATCATCATAAATGGAAACAACATCATCTACCGCACACTTAGCGGTTACATTTGTTCCTATGCATACTATTCTTGCCATAATTTAATTCTCCAGTTTGTATAAATTTTGGACGGACTATATATATCTCCAATCTTCAACTGTCTTTTCATAATCTAGTTCTTTATACTCAGCCTCAATATCATAAGGGTCTTCCTTTGGGCTGAAGTAACGTTCACCAAGTTCAAGCATTTGAATTAGGTAAGCTTCACAATCCATTAAGTCCCAAAGCGCTGAACGAGGGAACATGAGTAGTTGTTGTTCTAACTTTTTTATAGTTGCACAAGAAGCATTGTGATAAATGTAGCCTCCACGGTAGTAAGGGACTAGTTCTTTTACACGTAGCTCTTTCTTCATCCCACCACGGGCTTTGAGCCAGATGAGTTCAAAGAACGAACCACGGCGAAACATCTCATTTTTTATAGGTTGTTTGATAAACTCATTTAATGAAGTTGATAAATAAA